GCACTCCAATCCTCAGTGGTAATAACTACCACTGGAACTATCACACGTTTCGGAGGTTACCATGTTGTATCAGAGTACAGGTGGCGGGCACTCGGTCATGGTCCGTAGCCTTTTTAAGCTATCGGACTATAACCTGGGTCCTAAACCTGGGTCCTACGCATACAGTGGCTTTGGTGATAATACTTATACCGAAGCCCAGATCCGTGGACTGCTCTTTGACCAGCTAATCGCAACGCCGATGGGGCAAACGAAGGAGTACTTTACCTTCGACCCTGTCGCGCTTTACGACGCAGATCATTTTGAGCAACTCTCGTTACGTCACTCTGCTCCTTTTAAGGTTAAGTACCTCCCTTATGAAGATGCTTTGCTCTATGCAAGCATGCTTTCAAGGGTAGGCACTGCCTTAGGGGTCCTTTCCGATGACAAAGCCAATAAGCTTCGCTTCGAGAAAGAGAAAAGAGTGATACATGGAACTACGGAGGGAACGCTGATGCCGCCTTCCTCGTTGATTTACGAAACCATTTATCATACTCCAGAGTCCCTTTGGGACGAGGATATCGATAAGTGGGTTTGTCAATCACCCTACAAGATGGATGGTAATGGTTTCTTGAACCTTTTGGGTAACAAGACAACCAAATACTATTGCCGTCTTGAGGACGCTGTAGAGATCTTCCGGCGAAAGTCGGAAGAACCACAGCCACACTTTAGCTCGCAAGCAGGACCTTGGGTTCACACCCAGTCCTTGCTAAGTGTGGGATTTGAGAAGGAAGACTACGAATGTAGTCTCCATTATCAGATCCGTGAGGAGTACTACTCGGTGAATTCACCAGACGAGAACTATACCAGTTGTATTTATGATATAGATATCGTGTGGACACCTGAGTGGCGCTTAATGCGCAAAGCCAACACCCTTATAACGTCCACGCCTACCGGCGTGCACGGGCCATATTGGATGCCGTTTTACAGTAACTTTCATGTAACTCGGCATTCTTGCAAGTCTGGGGGTTCAACTTATCCCCAGCCTGCGTATGAGCCTGGCCATATGGAGTTTGTCAGTAAGACGACTCCACATGTGACCATCTACATAGGGTCTGCCATCGATGAGCCTAAAGAAATTGAAGCTCGGTGGTCCAGGCATTTTTATGCCTTGGACCGTAACCTTCATAGGAATTTCTATGAAATCGCTGGTTCGGCTTACGTATCGGCATCGCAAGCTGTGTCCGACCATCGGACGATCATCAACGCTAACTACGTTGAGACCGTCGCCGAACTCGGCGAGCTATTAAGGCTTATGCCTAATCTAGCTCCGATCGAAGATTTCCTCAGCTTGCTCCCACAAGGTCGTCTTATCGCTGGCACTATCAGAATGATAGATTTTGCCAGTGACACGTACTTGCTTGCGCAGTACGGGATTTTGGCTTATAAGAGTGATATACTCGAATTTGCCAAAAAGTACGATTCTATCGCCAAGAAATTGCGCGATAAGCTTCGTGCTGACCTTGACCTACGTGGGAAGTTCACGTACACTTTTCCCGAGGGTGACGTTCTCAGTGGCTATACTCTTACAGTAAGGAGCAAAGTCATGATTACGTTCCCGGTTGGATCAGTGTCTTCAGCATTACTCCCTTTCGAAGCAAACGGCATCTTACCGACGCCGAGTGCTTTGTGGGACACCATACCATTCAGCTTTGTTGCTGACTGGTTTACCAACAATTCAACACGTTGGGATCTTGGTGAGGCATATGTTCATGCCTGTTTTGCTCAAGTACACTATTGTGTACATAGTTATACCCTCCAGAAATACTTACTCGCGGCAGATCTGCCTGAGTCGTTAGCCGATTACAGATTGGCTACCGGGGCTTCGTACAAGTACTACATCCGTACAAAGTCCAAGTATTTTCCTTCTCCGAGCTCTGGCCGTTATGACTGGCTAGCGCCGGCGGGGGATCCACCGCCTCTAGAGGCGGGGGCTCTATTGTGGTCATTAATACGACGACAATAACCCATACCGTCCTTCACCAGTCATGGTGAATAGGGAGGTGTAACTGTCACGCACCTCTCACGATTACGCGAAAGGCGAATCAAATGACAATCACTACAACTCTACAGAACCTCAGCGGGGAAACCCCCGTTGCGGTCAATATCGCGCCACACCCAGAAACTTGGGGCGAGGCGGGATATGAAGAGTCAAACGGGATGCGTACAGCGACTGCAAAGATCATCGGTGATGATCCTGAGTACTCGCTGGTACGTAAGATCTCGGCACGTAGTGCCAAGGTTTTCCATCCCGACCATCCCTCCGACATTCGTGCTGGAATGCGCTACACAGTGGGCGTTTACACAACGTCCAAAGTGGAGGATTCCGTCACCGGACTCATTTCTTATGAGCCCGTCGAGGTTACTATCAGCATTTCTCATGCTGGTTCTACCTTCGACAATGTCGACGACCTACTCCAGTTCATCCTGTCGGCCGTGTCTGAACTATATGACACTGTCACGACTGGTGTACCGGATACGGTCATCTTGGCCAAAGCGAGCCTCGGCATAGTACGCGTAGACTAAGTGTCCACTCTTCGGGTGAAACTTTCAACCCGGAGTGGCACAGTCTCGCTATTGCTATGCCCACGCGAGCTTGGTCGAAAGGCAGGCCTTCCCGAACAACATTGGGAAAACGCTGCGCTCCTACAAGGGGCGTGGTTGGCTCTCCTGTGTGATAGTCCTCTTCCTGGCGATTTGGCTCTTAAGCCGCTTCGAACCTTTAAAAAGTTCCTTGCGACGATCGAGCAACGTACCCTATTGGGCACGATCGCCAGTTTCTCCACACTCGCCGATAAACTCGCTAGGTCGATCTGGTCCGATAGTAATGGGCCAGACCATCTACGCGAGATTCGACGAGGCCGCTTAACAGCGGATCTGCACCAAGAATTCCGTGACACTCCCGTTTTTAAGGAATATCACGCTTGGTACACATCTGGAGACCCGCGAATCTTTCAGTTTTTACTGACATTTCTGCGCTTTGCGAAGAAATGCGAGTTTGCTCTCGAAGATTTCAACGCCACTGCCTTTCGCAGTTGGCTCGGGGTAGAGGAGCGTCTGGGTGATCTGGATGTCAACGGGGTAGAACATATCCCCTATTTGGCTCAGATTGTTAAGTTCTGCATGAGTCCCAAATTCGTGTCTCCAACTCTTGTTGGAAAACATGGAAGTGGTGCTGTAGCAGGACCTGACAGGGGTGAATTTGAGAAGTCTTCCAACTTCTCAATGACGTCCCAACTCGAACGTCTCTACTCAGAAACATTCCCACTCGGGGGTGCTTCTGAGGGAGTGATGTGCTCATATTTTTTACGTATGATCGCATCTTCACCAAAGTCAGACTCAGAAGGAACTTCGCGTCTTATGTTCGTGCCAAAGAACTATAAGACAAGTCGCTCTATATGTATGGAACCTGTGGCCTACATGTTCTTCCAGCAACATATACGCTGGGAGATTGAAAACATGCTAGCCTCTGGTATTCTCGGTCGCTTCGTCACGATCGATGACCAGGGTAGGAACCAACGTGGAGCTATGTATGGCGCAAGAACCGGTTTGGTCGACACAATTGATCTGTCGGCCGCTTCGGATTCTGTGCATGTAGATCTGGTTCGTGCTCTGTTTCCAGAGCCGATCCTAAGCGGATTGTTGAACACCAGGACTTCCATTGTGGAATGTCCAGATGGTCAATTTGTTCACGTAAATAAGTTCGCTCCTATGGGAAGTGCAGTTTGCTTTCCCGTTCAGAGCATTATTTACGCATCCGTGTGTATCTACGCATACATCCTTCGTTTTAGCCCAGACAACATAGATAGCATACTTTCAACGAGGTCTTGTTTAAAGGCCTGGTTGGCTCGAAACGTACCGACGGATTGGTTTTCGTCGCATACGTGCGAGTCGTTTGCAGTCTATGGTGACGACATCGTGGTTGATACACGAATAACTACAGTCGTCATGTCCATCCTAGAGGAGCTTGGCTTTTCTGTAAATCAAGAAAAGTCCTTTGGAGGTGCTCACCTTTTCCGTGAAAGTTGTGGTGTGTTTGCGCTTGACGACGCAGACGTTACACCTTTTCACTTTAAGGGTAAAGCATTCCGGGGGTCATTTGGAGCTGAGGAATTCGCAAGATTCATATCATTGGCTAATGAAGCTGGTGATAGAAATCTTCGACACCTTCACTCCTTTATGATCAACGCTGTTCTGAGGTGGAAGCCTCCGCGTGGGTATGATGTCAACCCCATTCGATTTTCATCAAATCGAGATGACACATTTGCGTTTTACAGCGCTAATGCTCATAACTCCCATCTTCGAAGTAGGGAAAATGAGAATTACCAACGCAGCGAGGTTCGCTCGTGGGAACTTGCACCTGCGACGGTGCAGTTACCTGGTGAATACCAGGTAGACGATACCCTCTATGAGGAGTATAGTCTTTCAACGAGTTATAGGGCTGCTTTCTTGCGGGGAAGGAATGACGAATACGTCACCCCGAGGAGAGTGCTCCAAGGAGCAAAAATCAGATGGGGATGGACTTCCATCTGACAGTCGCTGGAACAGGGGAACATCCGTAGGTTGTAGTTCTACGGATGAATGGTAATTTAGGCATCGTCCTAGATTTCCTAGTC